CCATTATTTTACGGGAAGAGCATTGGGTTTTACTTTCGGTGTTGTCATATCGGAAATGGTTGGGTTACAACTTCAAATTCTGTTGGAGTTCCAAGTATTGGGGTAAGTGATTCATCAAAAACAATGTACCAAAATTGCGGTGTGTTCAGTTCTGCAAACTGATAATCACACCAATTCTGCGTTACATCATCGGGAGCAACGGGGATGCCATAGTAGGTATCGCACAATTCACGGGCGTTGATTGCTTCTTGTTCGGTTTCAAAAATATATCCTTGCATTATTAAATGGAGTAAAAATTCTTGATATTAGTATTAATAGCTGAATTGTTAGACATTTGATTTGTAGAATAAAAAACAAACTCACTTATATTAGCGTTTGCAAATGAAATAGTTCCCTTGCCTAAATTAAAAAAACTATCAGTATTTGCAATAGTACTCAATTTACCCGTTGCTGTTAAAACATTTGTATTATTTACATCTATCAAATCAGTTGTACTATTTTTATAGGTTGTTAAAAGTCGTAAAGATGTAGATGATGTTATTGATGGTGTTAAATTATTATTTACTTGAGATGTTCCAAATCTTGCGTTTATTAAATTTTGTGATAATGCTAAAAAAACCTGCCCCCAAGCACCTGTTTCAGGGAAGTGATATATACATTTCATTTCACCCTGTAAACTTGTATCCACCGTTTGTACAACAGTATAAAAATGCAAGTTAGACAAACCGTTTACCACAACGGTATTAGGTGATTGTAGAAAATCATTAGCACCGTCAAATTTTGCCGTGGGCTTCCCATTCTGCAAAAGTACACTTCCAGCACTTACTATTTGTGGTTGATTTATAGCTGTTGTTTGCGTTGCATTTTTGCCGTTTCCGCTTTGATCATACCAAGTGGTTATAAAGCCATTATCCAAAGCACCCGTTCCCGTGAATGCAAGTAAGGCGGTCGTGTCTAAATCTCCAGAAAATGAAAACCCAATGTTTGTTTCAGTATTATCACTTGATCTTCTTACCTTTATAGCACTATTCGTGTATGCTGCTGTTAATTGTCGCAAAGAATAAGCAGCGGCAGCGTTTGGGTAGATATCAAGCAATCCTTCAAATGTTGCCCTACTACCAATTAACCCCAATTGCGTAGGTAATTGCCCAGCAACCAACTTGTCACCAAACAACTTCTCATTGAACCCACGCATTATTCCAAAGTCCGGCATCAATAATCTCCTTTGATTGCAAATATATTTACTCCAGCCGTGATGGCAACTGTAGTTCCAACCTTTACAACTTGACCTGCTTTTAACTGCAAATCAGAGTAAGCAGTCACAGCCCTTTGTGATGTCTGCGTAGTTGATGCGGTAATACCACTTAAAACTATCTCATCAAACAACTTAAAATTTGCACCGCTTGAATCACTAATAAAGATTAGCACCAAAGTACCGGCATTTGTTCCAGCAACCTTCGCACCAATCTGTGTAATCTTAGTGCCGTTTGTTGCAGCAGTTAAAAGCGTGACGGTGTTTGTCATCGTTGCACCTGTTCTGTCGGTTGTTGCACCCGTTACCGTTGCAAATGAAAGCTCAGGTGATAGGGCGAATATGGGTGATGTATTTGCTGGCATTTTAGTAGTTATAGAATAAGTATAGATTACCACCCACCGAATTGCCGGAAGGTAAATTTGTTAAGTTAGATCCATCGACAGCAGGGAGTTTTAAATTGCCATCCAATTGCACCAATTTACCCGCTGCGTTAAATACGTTTCCCGCCAAAGTTACAGACAAAGGCAAACGCGCCGCATCCAATGTGCCACTGATGATATTGCCCGCAGCCGTTTGGTCCACATTCTGCACGTTGCCTAAACTGATTTGATCCTTTGTGACTTGGTGGGGGTTGCTATAATTTGTTGTGTGATTTGTTAAGGCCGTGGTGCTTGCTTTGGTTGCAATGCTCGCAGCTTGCGCGGTGCTCACTGGCTTATCAATGTCGGCAGTATTGTCAACATTGCCTAGGCCGATATCGTTTTTATCCAACACCACAACACCAACCTCGCCATTCACGGAAGTAACAGAGCCCTGCGCTGCAATTGTCAAAGTGTTTGCGGTATCGTTATAGGTTAATGTAACATTGGCGCCCGCTTGTAGCAATTGATTTACTCTGTCATCTACTCGCTCATTTGTGTAATAAAGTGCGGTAGCAGTTTCTGGAACTTCTGATGTCGTTAGCGTTACGTTTCCGCTTTGCCCGTTAACTTGCAACACACCGCCAGGCAAACCACTGGCACCTTGGATGCCGTATAAAACGCCCTTATCAATTACAGATGTTACCACCTCAGTGGAGGCGGGAAAGGTTACAACAATCGCAGACGCTGGCGCATCGTTGACAGTTACATTTGTAGCCCCTGGTATCTGTACGATAATATCTGAGCTCATAGATTCTTAGTCAGTGCGTTGCTAAATTGTACAATGTTATCCTTATAGATCACGTGCTTATTGCTTGGATATTGAGCGTCGGTAAAAACCTTGGTAACTTCCATGGAAAGCATGCCCGCCTCCCAGTTCTTAGTTATGGCGCGAGTTAACAACACAGAGCATTGTTTTGTCTGTCCGCTAACTGCAATAACAGTGCCTGCGGATTTCTTAAAACTTACTTTTAGAACATCGTTAATAATTACGCCTACTATCACATCGGCCATTAAAGAAAAAGTATCATCTACCAAATCTATAACAATCGTTACATCTTCGCCAGTATATAAAGCAACAGCCATACGCCAAATTTACAAAAGGCATAGGGGTAAAACGTTAACAAATTAAACGCTGCTTATAATATACCACTGGGCGCCGTCGCTTATAATTGTCTTGCTGCCATACAACTGATTTATTGTAGTTGCGCTCGAGCCGTTTATATTATAAGAGCCGCCGCTTATAGTTACCACGTGGGCAGTTGCTGTTTTCATGAAGTAGTATTTTTTGCCCTTGCTCTCGGTTGCGTTAGGTAGGTTCACAGTTACATTGCCCTCTGAAGTATTGCAAATAATAAGCTCGTAGCCGTTTGTAATTGTGTGGGTGCCGGCTGTGTAAGTTACAGAAGCGTTGTGCTCTTGCACGTGCCACCTCATTACCTCTGAACTATCCACATATTCGAGCATCACCTCCCAGCGTGTATTAATAGTGGGCTGAGAAGTTGGTGCGCCTTCTGCGTCGTTAATCAAAAACTCCAAAACCTGCTCAGGCACAAAACTGATTGAGCCGTTAATATCGGCCACGGCTTCCAGTGCGTAATTTACTTTGTCATCGTTTTTGCCGGGATCTATTTTGTAGCCTTCGCCCGTGGAGGTAAGCCCTGAATAAGTCGGGGCTAAATAAAGCCACTCGCCATCCCATGACTCAGACTTTGCTTTGAAGCTACAGCCATTCAACACCCAGGCGCCGCCGTCAAAATACAAAGTTTTGATTGCCGTTAATGTTCCACTGTCTACCCAACTACCACGCACCACCTGCAAAAAATCTTTATAGCAACCACCTACGGCCGTGCCTATCATTTCAGTAAGTGTGCCATGGGTTACAGAATCCCAACCGCCAAACCAATCATCGGCCACTACATTGGTAGTGCCATTGTAAGCCAGTATATTACCGATTGCATATTTTGAATCACTCGAGTAATGGGCAATGTCCAAATTAATTTCGGTACTGTTTAGCGCCGAGGTTGTACCTGGGCTGAATATCTCCTCAATATCAAAAACAAAATCAGGGTTTTGATACGCTGAACTATCGGCAAATGCAACCTGCACAGATGCCCAAAAAGGTTTGTCTATTACCGCAAAAACTTGCCATCCTCCGCTTTTAGTATATTGTTTTACAATCCCTTTTACGTTTACAGTTGCTTTTATTGTTGTATATCCTGCGGGCGCCGTAGTGCATTGCCTTTCAATTGCAAAACTATTCCACGTGGTGCGTTGCCCGCGTGTGTCCATTTCTTCACTATATGATTGGTAAGTACTGGCCCAATATCCATCTGGTTGTAAATACAAATCTGTCGTGCCATTAGTTACCCATATTACAAAATTAATTCCTGATTTGTTTTCTACTTTTCCGCTCGGATAGGATCTATTAAACTTTGCTACTATTTTTAATTTAATAGGCGCATCATCTGGCGTGCTTCCTGTGGGTATGTCTGTAAATTCAGCAGTGTATAACGTGCTCGAAATGTTGGCGTATGTACGAAATACGCTTCCCACTAGCCTGCGCTGTGTATCTACTCTCACCAACTTTGCAGCGGGCTGATAGTAAAGCGATGGCTTGGCTTCCCATTGTGGGCGTGGGCTTGCCAATGTCTGCCTGTGGGTATAGGTGCCGGTGCCTTGGTAGCCGAGCGTATAAGAGTAACGGCGATAGGCAAGCGTGGTATTAAAATAACCGTTTACTGGCACCATCCAATAACCTGCCATCTCATGAATAAACCTAACTTGCAAGGCTGCGCAAATCTGCTCCATTGCCTCTGTGCAGGTGAGCATGTTGGTGTCGGCATAATAACCCGCGTCTACATCGATGGCCCGCACGTCCTTCATGGGGTCAAAGTTTTTGACAAACGCGTTAAGGTTGAAACTCAGCAAGTGAATCCCTTTTAATGCGGCTGCACTGGCATACATCAAAGAGGCGTCGTAAAAGTAATTTGTGTTAATCCCTAAAACTACCCAGTACTCGCTTAGTTCAATTTCTTCTAAGCACTTGCGGAAAAGATAGGACCCCGTAATTATGCCATCCGTAAACCATAGATCACTAACCCGAAAACCTTTTAACAATTCCAAGCCGTCAACGGCCGCAAGTTTTATGCGTGGCTTTGCTTGGATGGGCTCACGTAGGCGCGTCATCTGATCAGCAATAACTCTACCAATCCAAATAGGCACATCCTCACGATATACAATCATGGCCCAATTATTCTCAGCCTCTGTGCTTATTGAAATAAAGTCAGCTAGTACGGTATTGTTTGGCATCACCCACTCGGTTGAGCATCGTGATGGCCTTAAAAAATCTTCATAGGTTGCAGTGCCTTCGCCTTCGCGATCAATTACAAAGCCCTCGCCCGCAAGTTTTAACTCGGTGCCCGAGGTGGTGCTGCCGCTTGGCGCATCCCATAACTCAACCCTGTAATCAATATCCTGTATACTCTTAAATGAGCCGTAGTAAATGCGTGCCATTATCCCCTATTTCTGTCTTTGTTATATCGTTCCAATACTATAGCCAAATCGCGCCCCTGTATTGTGGTGCTTGCTACAAATCCGCTTTGCTCGTTTGTGTTTAGCATGCCCTTTAGTTTGTCAAGTGGTGCAATTACTTCAGGGTTACTACTTGCCCCGGGATATTCTCCCACCAATCCCAATGTCGGACCGCTCACAATTCCACCCTCGGCGAATGCTGTAGCCTGTGGGCCTTTGTTCAGCATGTTAGTGATCACCGCAGAGCCCGCAATCAATGCAACACCCGCAGCAGCTGCAAGCACAGGGTTTTTAATTAGCAACTCTTTAAAAGCCTTCGACGCTGTGGCCGTTGCAATCAATGCTTGCCCAAATGATTTCATGAATGCCGCAACCGCTCCCAGTAATTTCTTGCCAAAATCTTGAAAGCTTCCAATTTGGCCCGTCATAATATCGCCCAACAATACCCCAAACGCTTCGAGCCCGTCAGCCGTCAAATTATTAAACGCCTGGTTAACGCCCTCCATTGATTTCGCAAAACGCTCTTCATACTCTTCCTGCTTTGCGATTTGGTTTTGCATCGCATAATCTATCTTGGTAAATGTGTGCTCAAGTTTCTGAGGTGCCTTAATATCTATAGGCGCAGGATCTATTGTTTTGATTCCTTGGCGTGGTCCACTAGCAACGGTTTCGATTTCTGTTGCCTTCAATTCATTCCTAGCCTTTTCCGCCTCTAATTGTCTTTGTGCTTTGTACTTTCTAAAGTTTTCTAAACGCTTATTGTAGGCGTCTTGATTTTGCTTTAAAATCTCGGCTTCGTGCTCTTGTTGTTTGGCGGCCTCGGCTGCGTTATAATTGTCTCTCTGTATTTTTAATACGGTTAACGCTGTTTTAGTATCGTCAATTATTTTTCCCCAATTCTCTTTATTGTTTTTGCCAAAATTGGCGCGAGCCTTTTGTAAAGTTATATTTAAGTTTTGCTCTTGCTTAGCAAAAGACCCCAGCTTGTCGCCCTTGGCTTCTAGGATTTTAATATCATTTTCATTTTTTGCTATGGTCTTGTCAAGAGTATTGTTTAAACTTTTTAACGCTGCATCCGCTGGGAAAATTGCGTCTTTTAATTTGTCAAAGTTTGCGACTAGTGCGCCAATTCCTGCAACAACAACACCAATACCTATAGACATTAAGGCCGTTCTAAATGCCAATGTAGCACCTGTGGCGCCTGCGGTTGCGCTCGTGTATACTCTGTTTGCTAGGGCAAGCACTCCCGTTTTGGTTGCATTCTCATCTAGCAACACTTTTTGTATGGCTTGCACTCCATTCACCAAAGCAATGGCGCCCTGAAGCTTGACCATTGTTTTTTGTAGATCCTCGTTTTCAACCCCTGCCAATGCAAGTGCGCCCTCAACGGCCCCAAAAGCCCCGGCAACTGCCTGCACTCCACCCAATACCGCATCCAATCGGCGCGTATCGCTTGCAAAATACCCAACCTCTGCCCTGGCATCGCCTATGCTGTCTTTTATTCTACCCGCTTCCCTAATAAACTGATCCGCTGAAGCCGCAAACTCTGGACCCAATGCACGCGCTTCCATTGCCAACTGAGTCAACTGCCTAACAGTTCCCATCGTTGGGTTACGGGTTGCAATGCTTGCTAGCTTTTCCTCGATGCTCTTTGCACTCTTTGCCACATCGGCAGACATTTCACCGCCCGCCTTTTTTATTACTGATATCGCATCATTAAAGCCCTGTCTGAGCTTCTCAATGTTTGCGCCAATTACTATATTTAGAGAGCGTGCCATTATCTTGTATAGTTAATTATAAAGTCCTGAGCAACGTGGTAAATTCCTGCAAATCCTGCCTCATCCTCTGCCAATTGCACCTCGCCATCGAATTCGATAGTTTGGCATTTTACAGAGTTGAAAGTGCCGGGCAATGTTACCGCCTCCAATGCAGTGCGCACCGCAGAAGCGACGGCCGTAGCGCTTGCAAACGTGGTGCCAAAGCTACTGATTTGCACCCGAGCAAAGTCTGTGCGTGAGTGGCTTGTGTTGGTAGGGCTTGCAATAATGCTGACTAAATTATAAGCGATTGCAGGAAATGCAGACTCTTGCGGAATCCGTATGGGATTTAAGCGCGTAGAAACCAACGCCGTCAGGGCTGAGTTGTTGCTTAAAATGTTGTAGACTATTTTTATAGGTGCGCTCATGCCTTGGCGTCTGGTGTTAATTTATCAAAGACATGCGAATATAGTTTAACCGCTTCGTGAATAGACAAAAACTCAGGTTCCTCCCACGGAAATGTTAACAGCCTTTTCGGCTCAATTGGTTTCTTTAAGTGGGGCGCCATGCCTGTAGCAACAGCCCAGCGGGTAATTTCCCATTGGTTTCTGTACTGCTGTTGCTGCGCCTCACGCATCCCCTCCAATTTCAAACGCCAAAAACGTGGCGAGCATTTCCAAAACTCCCGCTCAGTTAGATTCAATTCGCCGTAACTGATGCGCTCAATCTTGCGCCAAGTTAGCGGTGCGCCGTCGCCCTTGGCTTTTACTTTCCCTCTGGCTCTTCGGTGCTAAAGAAATCACTAACCGCCTGCGTGAATCCATCCAATGCAGGGCTCAACTCTGTAAATCTTTTAACCGATGCGCCCAACTTTTGAATGGTGGGGTATGGCGTTTTTTTGCCGTCGGCTTCGTAGCCTTCCAGAATCCCATAGAACGCGCAACTTAGTGCGAAATCCATAGATTTGGCAAGGTCTTTTTGCAGGTTTAGATCTGCGAAATTTTCCATCCCAGCCAACTGCATCACATTGCGCAGGCTGTTCATGTTAAACAAAAGGGGGTGCTGAACACCCCCAATGGTAATGTGGCTCATGCCACAAAGATAACAAATAAATTATGAAACGGTGCCAATAGTCAAAGCGCCTGTACCTTGCAAAGTTCCTGTGAAGGTTGCTTTGTCGTTGTTAGGTGCGCTCAAAGACAAGCTGCTGAAGAAAGCGCCGCCTGTTAATTTTTGATCTCCTGTGCTGTTGGTAGTCATTACAATTGTAACAGAAGTACCCGCTAACAAATCGGTCAAAAGATCTTTAAAAGACAAACCGCTTGTGCTCACAGATGCATCTTCTTCAAAAATACCTTCAACGTTCAAAGTGTAGCCATATTCGCCGGCGATAAATTCTTTAGCGCCTGCGCTGTCTTTGTTAGTAACGTCGATCATATCTTTAGAAATGTCGATTGAATGAGATGTCGCGTTTGCGATTTTGGTTAAGGTTCCGCTAACATCTTTATAGATGCTTATCAGCGTGCCGTTTACTGGTCCAGAGATTGCCATGGTTATTTATATATTAAATTATTTTTCTTTGCTAAATCGGCAATGATTTGATCAACGCCTTTCATTATGTTTTCCTCTACGCTTGTGGCGTTTGAATCTACGGCCCTTTGCATAAAACGCACCGGGGCGATGGCGCCTGTATAACGGCCTGTGCTCGATTGGATTCGCTCAACCGTGCCGTATTCATACATCACGCCCAGGTAGTTGTTGTGGTACTCCTTGCGCAAGCCAATCAAAGCCTTATCATAGTTCTGATTATCCTTGCTATTGATGAAACCGATTGAGTCACGCAAATCGCCTGTATCAACTGGCACTAAACTTTTTGCCGTTGCGATAATTGGGCTAGCGCTTTTCTTTAAAACTTGCTGGAGTTTACGACTTTTCACACTGACCCCCATAGCCTTTAGTGCTTCCAAGGTTTCAGCGAGTCCGTCGATTTTTTCCATTATTGCGTTAATTCGGTTTGTAGTTTCAAATATAGATTCCGCTGCAGGTTTGCTATGTTAACAATGTTGTGCGCTCCGTTGTCATCAACCACCCTGTGCTTAACGCCTACGGCAGAATTGAAACGGATTGTATACATGACAATTTGCTTATGCTCGCGCCTGTCTGCGTTTACATTCTCGGCACCACTTTCCTGCTCAACACGCTGCGCCCAGGCGGTTGCATATTCCGTCCACGTTTGCAGCTTCTCGCCTGTGTTTGTATCTATGGTCTCGGTGTAACTTTGCAGGCTTACCAAAACATCCATTACCCCCGCATTCATTAGATCATGATTTGGATTTTGTACGGATCGAGTAAGTAGTGGAAACCGAAATTCATTTCGCTGTTAATACTCCCCGCAATGATGGCCTGCCTGTTATCGTAGTACTG